ATGGCTAATTATAAGACAGTGTTTTTAGGCACTGAAAGAAGTTTAACAAACCAACACGAATTGGTATGCTACTCAAACACAAGCAACGAGATTTTTATTGAAATTCAAGGAGATGTAGTAGAGTTTATCTGTTTAGATAAATCAACAGCTATAAAACTCGCAAAGACACTTAGAACGCATATTAACCTAATTCAAGACTAATGAGCTATCAAGGATGGATTAAGCTCCATAGAGGGCTTTTAGATTGGGAATGGTACGACGATACCAATACAAAAATATTATTCTTACATTTGCTTTTAAAGGTTAATCATAAGGAGAAAAACTATAAAGGAGTTACTATTGAAGTTGGTTGTATGTTAACAGGTCGTGAGTTATTATCTAAAGAAACAGGACTAAGTGTTCAACAAATTAGGCGTGCAATTTGCAACCTAGAAACAACCAACGAAATAACCACTAAAAAAAGCAGGAAAGGCACTGTAATACAGATAGTTAAGTATAAAGATTATCAAGTAGCAACCAGTAAAACAACCACAGAACAACCAGAAAACAACCAGAAAGCAACCACTAACAAGAATGTAAAGAATGAAAAGAATGAAAAGAAGAAAGAGGATTTTGAATTGTTTTGGTCTAAGTATCCAAAAAAAGTAGCAAAGAGTGATTGCTTAAAAAAGTTCATATCTTTAAATGAAGAGAGCATAGGTAAAATATTATCCACTATTGATTTGTTTTTAAGACATAAACCTTTCGACACGTATAGTCATCCAAACCCTAAAACATATTTAAATCAAGAAAGGTGGAACGATGAAATACCAACAATTAATAATAAACAACAAACCACAGTAGACCCAGTTGTTGAAATGGCACGTAAACAAAAAGAGCTTTATGATATTAGATAAAGGAAGTGATAACGAATATTTACTAGATTATAAACACGGTAGAATACCTTTAGGTTTAGATATAGGCTGTGAGCTAGACAATCACCTAAGATTTAAAAAGGGTCAATACGTTGGAGTTTTAGGAGGTAACAACGTAGGTAAGACTTATTTTATGGCGTGGTACTTCTTGTGCCTATCTGTAAAGCATGGTTTAACTTGGGGGTTGTGGATGGATGAAAACAAAAAAGGACGTGTTATGCGTGACCTTATCCAATGGTACACAGGAACAAAGTTAAAAGACCTTAGTGATGAGGATATAATCAAAGTGGCTGGAATCATAGAGGAATGGTTTTTCTTTATAGACAATAAAAAGATTTACAAGCCTGAGGAATTACTTGTTCTTTTTAACAGTAAGAAACCAGACGGTGTACTGCTTGACCCATTTAACCAATTAGACCGAAAGGTTGGATATAGTGAAAACGTACCGTTTATAAGAGAGTTAAAGCACTGGTGTAAAACGAACGAAACAACTTTGTATCTGACAATGCACCCGAACACAGAGACACAACGTAAAAGTTCACAATATCCAGAGGGTCACGAATGGGCGGGGCAACCTATGATGCCATTAAAACACAATGCAGAAGGTGGTAGTACATTCTCAAACATGAGTGATGACTGGATAAACCTAAACAGATTAAACAAACTTGATGCAATGAAGTATTTTACAATGGTAGACATTGACAAAGTGAAAGACGTTGATACAGGAGGTAGTATTACAAACTCAGATATTCCTTTGATGTTTTACTTTAATCATGGTTTAGGTTTTACAATCAACGGAGTTAATCCACTGCAAGAAGTTCAAGGTAACTTTAACAAACCAGTACAAAACAGTTTAAACGCTCATGTCAATAATGAGTTTGACAATTTTTAACTTTTTTTAACAAAAATGATAACATTTAAGAAAATAACAGACCAACACATTGAAGTTTACCGATATGAATTGCTCATATCACGTTTAGAGGTGCATAAGAACAGCTTTAAGGTCATAAACTCACACGGAAGTATATTGTTACCAATGAGTGCGAAAAAGTGCCTTAGAGAGCTTCTATTGATGTTTTACGAACAAGACTTAAAAAGCATGAAGTTAGCAGAATATTGCTGGAACGAGAACGAAGGGAGATTAAGTATAAAGAAAATGAAACAGATATTAATATGAGATGTAAGCATTGTAAAAAACAATTCACACCAGTAAGTTTCAATCGAAAGTACTGCATCAGTAACGAGTGTAATGATTTATTCTACGAAGAACTTAAAAAAGATATGTTCAAGAAGTGGAACAAAGACAAGAAGATTAAAAAAGAGAACTTACAAACTGTTCAAGAGCTTATGAAGTTAACGCAAATAGTGTTTAACAAGTACATTCGAGAGCGTGACAAAGATAAGCCTTGTATTAGTTGCTTAGGTACGAACTTAAAGAAAGTTAACGCTGGTCACTACTTTAGTTCAGGCGGTCACAAGAACGTAACTTTTAACGAGGACAACGTACATTTACAGTGTGAGTATTGCAATACTTTTCTACATGGTAACTTAATACCTTACAGAACTAATCTAATTGAGCGCATAGGATTAGAGAGAGTTAAAGAATTAGAAAGCATAGCGTATCACACTAGGAAGTTCACACGTGACGAACTGAAAGAGATAACGGTTAAATACAAGAAAAAGTTAAAAGAATTAAAAAAAGTTTAGTTTTCCCATTGTCGGGTGGAATTAAATACTTAGATTAGCAGAAAAATAGAAATTATGGAATTTAAAAAAGGGAAGAAAGTAAGGGTGTTAAGTCATGGACATGACAAGGAGTATATCGGGTTAGAAGGTGTTATAACTTCTTTTGATGATGGGCTTTATGATTTTAATGTTGAGTTTGAATCAGTCCCAAATAACAAGTCAACAGAAGAGCTTTTTTACAAAAGTGAACTAAAACCATTAACCGACAAGCCCGAACGCTACAAATCACGTGAGGTTCACGGAATGGATGTAATAGCACTTGCTGAACATTGGAAGCTAAACTTTCAAGAAGGAAACATATTGAAGTACTTGCTACGTGATAAAGGCGAGGATGAAAGCGATATGCAGAAGATAGCAGATTACGCAAATAGAGAATTAGAATTAATTAAACAACGTAAAGGGTAGGTTTTGAATGTACGGATTAATAAAATAAAAAAATGAAAAAAGTAATAGTAAAAGACTTAGAGGGATTATGGGAACAATAAAATTAAAAAGTAGTATTAAAAACGATGACTACACAAAATATGTATATGAAGCCTTTGATATACAAAACAAAGAAGAGACAGAAGTAGAGGTATCATTTAATTTAAGTGATGCAAAGAACTTTGACTGGAATATAGGCGTTATCTATGGTAGTAGTGGAAGTGGTAAAACAACTATTCTAAAAAGAATGGGTAAATTATCTGAAAGTAATTTTGATTATGAAAAACCTTTAATCAGTAACTTTGATTGGTTAGAACCTAAAGACGCAACCTTATTACTAACAAGCATGGGACTAAGTAGTGTGCCAACTTGGTTAAGACCTTTTCATTTATTAAGTAATGGCGAACAATACAGAGCATCTTTAGCCTACAAAGTTGGTAAAGCAAAAGATAATGAAGTTGTATTAGTAGACGAGTACACTTCTGTTGTAGATAGAGATGTGGCTAAAGCGATGAGTTTTGCTTTACAAAAATATATTAGAAGAACGAATAAACGTATAATTTTAGCAAGTTGCCACTTTGATATAATGGAATGGTTAATGCCAGATTGGACTTGTTCACCACAAAAAAATGGAGGGTCACTTGAGAGAGGGCAATGGCTTCGGCAAGGCAGACCACAAATTGAATTACAAGTTAGTAGGGTCGAGTATGATACTTGGAACTTCTTAAAAAAACATCATTACTTAACTGAGGATTGCGCTAAGTCTTGTAAGTTTTTTCTATTTTCTTGGAATGACAAGCCAATAGGTATAAACGCTGTAATACCTCAGCCAAGTGGGCATTTTAAGAATGGTGTTAGGGAAAGTAGAATTGTAGTTTTACCAGACTATCAAGGCTTAGGATTGGGAACAACGATATCTAATTTTACTGCTGCAATATATAAAGATAACGGTTATAGATATTTCACTAAAACAGTTCATCCAGCTATTGGTGATTATAGGAATAGAAATAGTGATAAATGGAGGGGTACGGATAAAAACGGCAGAAAATACACAGATAAACACAAAAATAAAAACGAAATGAAAGGTATGACTAAATGGAACGTTTTAAGTAGGACTTCTTATTGCCACGAATACATAGGTAAGGGGATAAGTGGCTATGAAGAATTATCACTACCTATTAAAGAAATGAGAGAAGCTAAAAGTTTAACGCTCTTTTAGTATTAATGCTTCTTATAGACTTTTATTTGCAGAATAGAAATAAATGATTAACTTTAAACAAAAAAAACAAAACATGGAAACATTTGAACAAGTACTAGAAAAAAGAAAGACTAACCTACACGAAGCAATAGTCTTAGTAATGAAAGATGTGAAGAACATCGACAAGGGTATGCAGGTAGGCAGTGGGAACTATGGTTACAAAGGTGTAGCGGATAAAGACGTTAAGCAAGCGATTGGGCAATCAATGTCTGATAACGGACTGACTTGTGTACCTATTAACATTAAACCAGTAATGCACGTTGATAGATGGATGGATGGAGCGAAGCAAAAACAGAGTGTATTCACAGAGGTGCTGGTTACTTACCAAATTACACACGCAGAAAGCGGTGAATCAATTAATATAATGGGCTACGGACACGGACAAGATGCAATGGATAAATCAGCAGGTAAAGCAACTACATACGCTCTTAAAAACGCCTTGTTGTATTCGTTCTTAGTTCCTACTGGTGCAATTGACGACACGGATGCGACGCACTCAAAAAACATTCCAACACCACCAAAAGCGAAACCTACAATTTCAACAGAGAACTTTGAGAAGTATCTAGACGCTTTAGAAAAAGGCACTGCTAAAATGGATAAGTTAAAGTTTGCTGCACATTATCA